GATATGTTAAAGTCAAAAAAACATACACTATATTTTGTAGTGTATGTCTATTTTATCGTCATTTACAACTACCTTGTCAATAACTGTTTTGCATAAAATTTTAAGATCCTCAAAATTACTACTAGTAATTTTTTCATCAATATTTTTTATATATTCTAAGATATTAGAAGTGTCGCTTGAAAATTTATCAAGTTTTAATTTGGAAAGTTCAGCAACTTTATTACTTTTTTCTATGTCTAATTCTTGAATTTTTTGATTTATATATTTTAAAGATGAACCGTTACCATCTGCAATAGAATTAATCAAATTTTTTATTTGAATATCTAATTTTAAAATATTGTTTTCTAAGTTTTCTTTATTTTTTAATAATTCAATATTTTGTTCTTTAGATGTTTTAAGGTATTTACTTAAAATTTTTGCAATATTTTTTGAACTAAAATATTGTTTCATATCATTTAAAACAATTTGTTCCAATTTGTCTGTACGTATCATTTTGTTGTTACAAATAGCAGCTCCAATATTTCGTTTGTTTGTGCATATTAAATAGTGATATTTTTTTCTCTGTCTATTTATGCAGCCTTGTGTAACCATATTAGCACCACATTTGCCACATTTTGTTATACCACATAAAAATGATATTTTAGATGTATTCGAACGTGGAGCCATCAAATTTCTTCCACCTTTGATTTTTTGTGCTTTAAACCAATCTTCGTTTGAAATAATGGGAGGGCATTGCGTTAAAGATAAATACATATCGTTGTAATCTCTAATAGCTTTTACTTTTTCAGTTTTATTAGCTTTTCCATATAAATTTGCTGTCATATTGCCATCAAATTTTTCTATGTTATTTGTTATATTAACTCCAAAATTAATATAATAGTCATATATTTTTGTTGTAGCCTTAGTATAAAGAGGTCTTGTAATTATTGCGTTTACTGCACATATTCCCCATTTGTAATTTCCTTTTAATGTTTTAATTTTTTCAAGATTAAGCTGTTGAGATATTTTTCTCATACTCATATTTTTATTAATGTACATATCAAAAATTTTTTTAACTATCTTAGATTGTTCTTTATCTATTTCTAGAACAGAATGTCTTTTTCCGTCTTGCCCAATTATGTGTTTTATTTTGTACCCATAAGGTGCATAACCACCAGCCCAATATCCATTATTAGCTCTAAAATAATAATTATCTGTAACACGTTCTACAATTGTTTCTCTTTCAAGTTGTGCAAAAGTCATTACTATATTTATCATAGCTCTACCCATAGGCGTGTCGGTATCAAAGTTTTCTGTAGCAGAAACAAACTTTACATTATATTTTTCAAACATAATTAATAGTTGTGAAAAATCTGCAATGCTTCTACTAATACGGTCTAATCTATATGCTATAACTCTTTTTATTAATCCAGATTTTATATCTTCTAAAAGCTTTGTAAATTGTGGTCTGTTTATGTTTTTTCCAGAGTACCCAGCATCAGTATATATTCTATAATCTTCATTACAAAAAATTTTGCATTTTTCAATTTGAGTTTCAATACTTACACTGTCTTTTTTTTCAATTGATTGTCTTCCATAAATAGCGTCCATACAAAACACCTCTATTCAAAAGCTCCTTTTATTTTAGCTTCTTTTACTCTTCCTATTATTTTTATAGGGATATTTTTTATGTCTTCAAATGTAAATTTTTTTACTGGGTAGTATGGGTTCAATGCGTGTAATTCTATACCATCTTTTGTTTTTATCAATCTTTTTACAGTGGCTTCTTCTCCATTAATAAGAACAACTGCGGTTTGTCCACTTTCTACATCATCCTGGTCGTGAACAATAACTAAATCTCCTTCACTTAATAGAGGAAGCATACTATCTCCAGTAATTCTTAATGCAAAATATTCATTGACATTGGGTATGTAATCTTTTACTGTAATATAATCAACAACATTTTCTTCAGCTAACCAATCATAGCCTGCTTTTACTGTTCCTAGAACTGGAATTTTATATAACTTATCCATTTTGTTTGAATTGCTTTCAATCAAATCGGATTTTTCAATTCTGAAATAATTGGCAAGTGTTTCAATTGTATCTATTCTAGGATATATATTTCCATTATACCATTCCGTAAATGTTGTATATTTAAAACCCAAATCGTTACAAATATCATTTCTGGTTTTATTGTTTATAGTCATATAGTATTTTAAGTTTTTTGAAAAAATTTCTTTATTTCCTAAGTCACTCATAGTGTACCTCCATAACCATATTATACGGCATTTCCGTAAAAAAATCAAGAAAATATAAAAAAAATTACGGAAATTTTGTAAAAAGTATTGACATTACGAAAATATCGTAGTATTATATTAGCAGAAACAAACGGGAGGTGTAAAAATGAAGGTAACATTGAAGGCTGCAAGAATTAATAAAGGTCTAACGCAGGAAGATGCTTCAAAGCAACTGGGAGTAAGCGTAGAAACATTGGGAAATTACGAAAAAGGTATTACATATCCAGACATTCCAGTTTTAAAAAAGATTGAAAAGGTGTATGGGGTAGAATATTCAAACATTATTTTTTTACCATAATATTACGAAAATATCGTAAAACAAAAGTCAACATGTACAGGCATTTTGAATAAAAATTAAGAAAGGAGTTGGTCTCGTGGAAAAAGAGTATAAAGTTACAAGGTATGTTTCAAATGCAACTGAAGAAGAGAAAGAAGAAATTTATCAGGAACTTGCAAATATTTTTACGAGAATGGCTCAAAAGGAGAGTGAAATCAAATGATTAGTTATTGGTTAGATGTAATTTTATGTAGTTTAGTAGTAATAGCAAAAGTAGTACAAGCAATAGGCATAGCACTACTAGCACAATTTATATTTTACAAAGTTTTTAAGATTAACTTATATAGAAGCTTATGGAAATTATCAGACAAGCTAGACAGAAGAATCAATGAAATATTTTAAGAAAGGAGAGTGAAAGAATATGTTTACATAAAAAGATAGAAGAATAGCAAATCAAGCAGTAATGATAAAAAATAGAGACAAGCTAATTAAAGACCAGGCAGATAAAATATCAAAATTAGAAGCAATAATTATGCAAGTAGGCGTAATGTCAAGTATGAACAATTATAATCATTCAGAAATTTATTTACGCAAAATAAATGAACTAGTCAGACCGCTAAATCAAAACTAGTTCAAAATAAGAATTTGTATAAATTCATATATTTTTATATTAACAGAAAGAAAGGAAGATGTCAAGTGAGTGATTTAACACTTTATAACATAACAAATAGATTTACAGATTTAATGGATAAAGCACAAAATGGAGAAATAACGGAAGAGGAATACAATGAATTAGGTTTTGAAATAGCACAAGAGCTACAAACAAAAGGAGCAAATGTTATAGGCTACATAAGAAATACAGAACTTTTAATAGATGCAATGAAAGCAGAAGAAAAAAGAATTACTGATATAAGAAAAACTGGAGAAGCAAAGCTAGAGAAATTTAAGCAATATGTATTAGAAAACATGGAAAGATTAGGTTTAAGTAAAATACAAACAGAATTAGGGGCTTTAAGTGTAAGCAAAAACCCAATGTCAGTAGAAATAGAAAACGAGGAAGAAATTCCAAAAGAATTTAAGCAGGAAGTAGTAACAACTAAAATAGACAAAACAGCTATCAAGAGCCATTTTAAAACAACTGGAGAAATTATACCAGGAACAAAAATAATAGATGACAAAATGAGTTTAAGAATTAAATAGGAGGACAAGTATGGAATATAAGTTTAGAAATCTAAAAGCTACAGAAATTGATTGTAGAGTATCTCAAATAAATGAAAAAGGCTTATCTTTATTGTTATACAAAGATGCCAGAGTTGACATGGATATTTTAGATGAGACAGTAGGACCAATGAATTGGCAACGAACGCATACAAGAGATAATGCTAATTGTGTTATTGAAATCTGGGATGAAGATAAAAAACAATGGATAGGCAAAGAAGATACAGGAACGGAAAGCTTTTCAGAGAAGGAAAAAGGGTTGGCAAGTGATAGTTTTAAAAGAGCAGGCTTCAATTGGGGAATAGGTAGAGAATTATATACAGCACCATTTATATATGTACCAATCGTAGACGCAAAAAATGAAGTAAATTTTATTTTAGAAGACAAACAAGGCAAGAAAACAACAAAAACAAAATTTTATGTTGAAGCAATTGAAATAACAAACAAAGAGATAACAGGCTTAGCAATTAAAAATAATAAAGGTAAACGAGTATTTGTTTACAAGAAAGGATAAGTTATGAATAAGGTAATTTTATTAGGAAGATTAACAAAAGATGTTGATGTTAGATATACACAAACAACTAACATAATGGTAGCAAGCTTTAGTTTAGCAGTAAATAGAAGGTTTGCAAAAGAAGGAGAAGAAAGACAAGCAGATTTTATAAACATAGTAGCTTGGAACAAAACAGCAGAGTTCTGCAGCAAATATTTCAAAAAAGGTCAACAAGTTGGTGTAGTTGGAAGACTTCAAACAAGAAATTGGGAAGATGAAAATAAAGTTAAGCATTATATAACAGAGGTAGTTGCAGAAGAAGTTTATTTTGCTGATAGCAAGAAGGAAGATGGCAATGCAACAACAGAAGAAACAGAAAGTGGTAATTTTTACAACAGTACGGACGAATTACCTTTCTGATTTTGGAGGTAATATATGAAAAGTGTAGGAACAATAGAAGATATATCAATAGATTATAAAACACAAAAACCTAAAATTCTAATAACTTTAAACGAACGAGAAAGCCTTTCTGGGCTTGAAGAATTAAAAGAGGACAAGTTATCTATTGAAATAAAAAAATACAGAAATAAACGCAGTCTGGACGCAAACGCATATATGTGGGTTTTAATTTCTAAGCTTGAAGAAAAAGTAAATATTTCAAAAGATGTAATCTATAAAGATGCAATTAGGAATATTGGAGTATATGAAGTTATTCCAGTTAAAAATGAAGCAGTCGAAAGATTTATAGAGGCTTGGACTAAAAATGGTTTAGGTTGGGTATGTGAAACTACAAAAAGTAAGTTAGAAGGTTATACAAATGTACTAGCTTATTATGGTTCTAGCACTTATGATACAGCAGAAATGAGTAGACTTATAGATTTAATAGTTCAAGAATGTAAACAATTAAACATTGAAACTATGTCGAAAGAAGAGCTTGACAGCTTAATAGAAAGTTGGGGTGCTACAAAATGATAGTAACAGACCTAAGTAATAGCTTCCACCCAGTACCTAAAGAAAAAAGAATAAAAAATAAAAAACTTTTGCAAGACAAAAAACGGAATATGTGAAATATGTGGGAAAAGAGGACAAACAGAAAAACACCATATAAAAACAAAAGGCTCTGGAGGAAATGACACAGAAGAAAATCTGATAGAAGTATGTAGAATATGTCACACAAAAATACATACTGGAGAAATAAAAATTAAAAATAGGAGGAAGAAAAATGAAATTTAACATAGGAGATAAAGTAAGGGTAGTTAGATGCAGGACACACTTAAATTGTGAATATAATAACACAATAGGAAAAATTATTGGTATAGTTGTAAATAGACGTTATCCATACGAACTTGAAGGTGTTGATGAGCTTTTTAGAGAGAATGAGTTAGAACTAGTACAAGAAAGACAATTCACAAAAACAGATTTTAAAAAAGGAGATAAATGTACATTAAAAAATGGAGCTGTTATCTTTTTTGGACAGGAATGTAATTATCGCTTTAACAATTTAGACGAGCAATTAAGATACGCTTGTAACGATAATGCAAGTATAGTAAAAGTAGAAAGACCAACACACTATAAAACAGTGTTTGAACGTAAAGAAGAAGTATTAGATGAAACAGAGAGAAAGTATCTAGCTGACGTGATTAGACCTTTTAGGGATAAAGTTAAATATATTTATAAAGGACAAGAGTGGAGTAACATCAAGGAATTTATACATATAGAATTAAAAGAAGATGCACTAGATTTACCTTATTTTACGGCAGGAACTATGTACAAAGGTATGGAAACAGGCAGAAATTACACGTTAGAAGAATTAGGATTATAAATAAGCAACAGAGGTTAGGCACAAACTTAACCTCTGATTTTTACGAAAGGAGAAAAAAATGGCAAGGAAGAGAATGATAGATCCTTCTATTTGGATAAACGAAGACTTTGGGACACTATCAAGTTTAGCAGAATTAGTATTTATTGGTTTATTTTCCATGGCTGATGATGAAGGTAGAGGCAAAGCAAGTCCAGCGTATATTAAGGCTGTCCTTTTCCCTTACAAAGATGATTTAAGAATTGCCGACATTGAAAAAACCTTATCTGAGATAAGCTCTAAGATGTCCGTAATCTTTTACTCTTGTGACGGAAATATGTATTACACCCTTACCAGTTGGAATACCTTCCAAAAAATAGATAAACCTACAGAAAGCAAAATACCTGCTTATGAGGAAAACAATTCTCAAATTCGACTACTATTCGCCGACAATTCGTCGAAACTTCGACTACCACTCGTGCCTAATAGAAAAGAAAAAGAAAAAGAAGAAAAAAGAATAAGAATAAAAGATATATATAACGCGAATTGCTCAAATCTTCCACAAGTTCAAAAGTTGACAGAAAAAAGAAACAAGGCTATAGACAAATTTCTTAAAGAACTTACAGAAGAACAGTTTGAGAAAATATGTAAGATTGCGAATACAACAGATTTTCTTATAGGGAAAAATGATAATGGATGGAAAGCAGATTTCGATTTTCTTATGAGGACTGACAAAGCAATTAATGTATTAGAAGGGCGATATAATGACAATAAAAAACAAAATGATAAACCTAAAAATGCAAAAAATTATGAACAAAGACAATATAATAATTTAAACAATTTCTATGCAAACAAAGGAGGGTAATTATGAAGACAACACAAAAGGATAGAATAATAAATTACATACGAGAGTTCGGTTCAATATCTAGCTGGGAAGCATACTCAGATTTAGGAATAACACAGCTAGGAGCTAGAATAGACCAGCTAAAGAAAGAAGGCTTTAAGTTTAGAACAGAGTGGGAAAGCAATACAAACAGATTTGGAGAAAAGACAGAATATAAAAGATATTATTTAGTAGATATAATTGCAGAGAATATGGAACATATAACAAGATATTAGGAGGTAGTTATGGAACAATTATTAAGAGAAATAATAGAAGGACAAAAAGCTTATAAGATTAATAAGGCAAGACCTTATAGATTTCAAGTAAGTAGAGGAAAAGGAACAAAGGTATATTTAACAAAAAGAATAGATTTATTGAGAGAACAACTTTTAGATATAAAAAAGGGATTATAGCCTATGAAATGTGAAGAAGCAATAAAAAATAATTTATGTCTAGGTTGTGGCTTAGCAGAACAAAACATAAATGCTGATAACTGCAAATATAGAGAAAAGTCAGGACTAGACTTGTGTAAGAAAATACTACAAGGTAGTCAGATTAAATTAAAAATATAGGAGGTACAAATGAAAATATTAGCAATAGATCCACGGAAATATAGAAAGTGCATACTGTATAATTGATACTGAAACATACAGACCACTTGAATTTGGGAAAGTAAAAAACAAGGAGCTGTTAATAAAGCTATTTTACCACTCAATTAATGGGGATATATCAAGAACGATAATAGAAATGATAGCAAGTTATGGAATGCCAGTAGGCAAGGAAGTGTTTGATACTTGTGTATGGATTGGTAGATTTATAGAAAATTCAACTGAATTTAATTATATTTATAGGAAAGACGAAAAAATGAATATATGCCATTCTATGAAAGCAAAAGACAGTAATATAAGACAAGCCTTAATAGACAGGTTTGGAGTAGTAGGAACAAAGAAAAATCCAGGCTGGTTTTATGGATTTAAGGCAGATGTATGGCAAGCTTATGCAGTAGGTGTTACATATTTAGATATGGAAAAGGAGGCAACAAATGAAGAATGAAAATAAATTTTTAAAAATATTAGTGGCAGTATTAATAGCTATAAACTTATTTATTTGTTTAAAGTCTATGAGATTAGAACTAGAATACAAAAAATTAAATGTTGAGAATGAGAAATTGAAAATTTTATTAATGGAGGATATGGGAAATGAAAAAATTTAAAATAGTTATTTTGTTAGGAATTATATTATTAGGAGCAATTTTATTAACGGGGTGTACAGAAACCCTAACATCAAGCACAGAGCAAGAAATAGAATCAACCTTGGGTATAGGAGATAAGCTATCTAAAAATCAACCTACACCAACGGATATTGATTATAGTTTAGAAAGATATAATTTAATACGCAGGACTTATTGGGTAAACGGACAAAGAGAAAAAGCAAATACTTTAGTATGTGAGGTAGAGAAACCTTTGGGATACATAGCATTGTTTTTAGAAAACGGAAGTTGTGCAGGAAAATTCATAGTTGATGGAAAGATAACAAGTTTAAATAGTTTTTTAACACCAGACAGTGAATATTATGAGCTAATATACGGAGGCACATATTCAAGGGAAAACAAATGGTTACCAGATGTAGATGGTTCTTATGGTTCAAATGATAATGGAATATTCTTTTTTACACCAGATGGAAAGTATATAGAATGGACAGGAACATACTTATATAGCGATATACCATTTGAAGTGAAAGATACAGTAGTAACATACAAGGAGGTTCAATAATGAAGGGATTAAAAATATTTGGAATTATAATTTTAGGTTTAATAATATTTGGAGGTTTCGTAATAGGTGGTGTACTAGGTGGATGGTTCAAGACTTGGTTCACGAATAAAGTAGAATGGGTAGACAGAAAGATAGAAGATAGGACAAGTTATGACACAATGAAAAAAGTAGAAGATACATGCAGAAGTATGATAGCTTCTTACAAAACAGACAAAGCAACTTATGATATGTATAAAACAAGTGATAATGAGGAAAAGCAAAGCTGGGCAGAACAAGCAAAAATGAGAGCCAACAAAACTGCTAATACATATAACGAGTATATCTTAAAAAATAGTTATGTGTGGGAAGGAAATATTCCAGAAGATATAGATAGAAGTTTACAAATTATAAATTAAACGTCAAGGCTAGACAGAAATGTCTAGCCTAGGAAGGAAAAGAAATGTTAATATTACCAATAAAGCGAAAATGGTTCGATATGATAAAAAGTGGCGAGAAAAAGGAAGAATATAGAGAAATAAAGCCATACTGGACTAAAAGGTTTGAAAATTATTATGAAATAGCAAAATTAAATATTGAACTAGAATGTCCAAATTTTAAAGAAATTTATTATAGGGTAGTATTTAGAAATGGATACGGAAACAATGCTCCACAAATGACCTGTGTGTGTAAATTAAGAATAGGAAAAGGCAAAGAAAAATGGGGTGCAGAGCCTAATAAAGAATATTACATATTAGAAATATTAAAGATAGTAGGAGGAGAAGAATGATGAGTGATTATGTAAGAAAAAAATGTGTAAGATTTAAAATACCACAAAATATAATAGAGGAATTGAAAGATGACAGCGATTTGATGGAGGAATTATTAGAAAAATTTCAATTGAAAGATGATTATAACGTAAAAAATGATTTTACAATTGGTTATGGAGAAGATTTTGATAATGATAAAACAGATTATTTCTTAGATTATCAATTAGATTATGAATATGGAGCAAGTGGAGATTTTGAAAATGTAAGACTATTAACAGATACAGAATTTGAAAAGTATTCAAGAATGTTTGCAAAATATTTTAACGAAATAGGTAGAGATGAATTAAGATTAGTACATTACTGTTATTACAATGGCTGTGATGAACCAAGTGTATATGAATTAGAAGAAATTTAGGAGGAGAAGATGAATAGGACTATAAAATTTAGAGGAAAATCTAAAAGAACTAGAGAATGGGTTTATGGATATTATTGGACTAATGAAAACGGAAACTATTTTATAAGACAAACTATTGATTTAAATGGTTGTTTCTCAATCGCAGATATAGAAATAGACATAGAAACAATAGGACAATTTACTCGGATTACACGATAAAAACGGAAAAGAAATATACGAAGGAGATATAGTTCAGCAATTCGATATTAAAGAAAATGGAATAATTGAATATAAATATGGACAATTTGGAATTAATTGTTTAGATATGTTTTGGAATATACATCCAACAAAGATTGTTGTTGTACGGCAATATATACGATAATCCAGAGTTATTAAGAGGAGAATATATATGTTAAAAATAAGAGATGATGTAGACTTAAAAGAACTTGAAAAGTATCGGGTTTAATTATAGAAAACATTATAATAATTGGACAAAGTTACATAGTGAAAAAGATTATGAAGACTATGTAGATAATTATATTCAAATAGGTACTGATAAAATTTTGAGACCATACACAAGAATTTTAAATGGACATAATACAGAATATTGTGATAAGTCACAGACCAATATAAAAGATGAATTTTTAGATACATTATACGATTTAATCAAAGCAAATTTAGTAGTAAAGGAGTAAAGTTATGAAAAATATATTAGTAGAAAATTTAAATTTAAAATTAAAAGAAGGACACGCAGTATGTTTTGACTTTGATGGAGTTATTCATAAATATTCAAAAGGATGGCAAGACGGAAGCATATATGATGAATATAACAAAGAAATAATTAACTTAATGTGTTTTTTACAAAAAGCAGGAATACCAATTTTTATCTGTTCCACAAGAGAACCAATGCAAATAATAAATTGGTGGAATAAGCAAGGATTTTGGTGCGAGGCTGTAAGCATAAGTAATGACAAAACATTTTGGAATGATTTGAATTGCATAGGAGTAACAAACAGAAAACTACCTGCTCAACTTTATATAGATGATAGAGCATATTGTTATAAAGGACAAACAATGAAAGAAATAATATTAGATTTATCAGTAAAGGAGTAAATAAGATATGAAAGAGATAAAAAAGGAAAAAACAATTATAATTTATAAAGGAGATTTTCAAAAATTAGAAGAGTTTGGGTTTAAATTAGCACAAGAAGAAAATCAATACACTAAAAAAGTTAATACAGTAAGTGATGGTTATCAAACTTTTTATGAAACAATTTACATAACAAGCTCAAGAATAATAAAATCAAGACTATATAATGATTTAAGTAATTTTGAATGGACTGGATATGTAGATAGAGTAGAACATTATATAAAAGACTTGGATAATGCAGGATTATTGGAGTTTAAAGAAATTGATGAATATATTTAGAGAGGAGTAAATAAGATATGAAAGTAATGATAAGTCAACCGATGAATGGTAGAAACCAAATTCACCGAAGAAGAACCAGATGATTGTAATGTGGCAGTATATTATTTAGGAAAGTCAATAAGTGCAATGAAAGATATAGATGCATTATATATGTGTGACAATTGGTTTAATGCAAGAGGGTGTAGAATTGAAAATCAAGTCGCTAGAGAATATGGAATAAAAATATTAGATAAAGAGTTTTTTACAAATAAGCCAATAATAGCTACAAGAAATTTTGAGAGGAGTGATATATAGTGAAAGAAAAGACAGCTGATAAACTTTTTGAAGAGCTAGGATATAAAAAAGTTAGAGATGATGAAAGATTTATAAAATATAGAAAACCCTATGATAATGATTATATTGTTATGGATAAGGAAACTAAAGATTTTATAAAGAATTTTGATTTCGCATATTGGAAGGCAGTTAATATGCAAGAACTTCAAGCAATAAATAAGAAAGTAGAGGAATTGGGGTGGCTAAATTGAAAATAATAAAACACGGAAGTAAATATTCTAAAAATAAAATAGCAATTTGTCCGTTATGTGGTTGTGAATTTGAATATGATAACAATGATACTGAAATAGATAAAGCATTTTGCTTTACAACATTTCCACCTACATATAAAACTTATGTTAAATGTCCTGAATGTAATAAAGAAATATGTTTAGGTACAAAAATTGTTAATTAGGAGGTATTTTAAGTGAAAGAATGTAAATTTATAAGATAAAATAATTATGATTATATTGTGTATGAATGCAGTAATTGTAAAGAAGAGTGGTGTTTTGAAGATGGAACACCAGAAGATAATAGCTATAATTATTGTCCAAAATGTGGAGCAAAAGTAACAAAAGTTATTGAACTAGAAGAGGAGGACGAGTAGTGAAAAATAGTATAGAAGAAACAATAAAAATAATTGAAGATTTTATATTAAAAACAGATGTAGATTACTCAGAATATAATGAACAAATTGTAAGAGATATAAGCTATCAAGCTATACAACACCTTTTATCAGAATATAAAAAAGCATTAAAAGAAACTGAACAGCTTAAAAAAGAGAATGAAGAATTAAAACAAGATAGAAAAAATAATTATCAAATGATAGCATTGTCGCAACAGGGAGCATTAGGATATATGCAAGGATATGAAGATGGTAAAAAATCAAGGAGAAGTGCTATTGCAAATATAGTGGAAAATCAGCAATATTATATCTTTAACAAACAAATGGAAAAATGTAAAAAATATATAGAAAAACTACAAAAAGAGAATGAACAGTTACGAACAGAAGTGAATGGCTTAAAAAAAGGAGAAGTGAAATATGAGTAATGAAGAAGCACAAAAAATATTAGATAGTATGCACGGATTTAAAAATAAGTAGGAGGAAATAAATATGCAAGAAGAAGCTATTAAGAGGTTAGAAAAAATAATAGAAATGTATCAAGTTCAGCTTGCAAATTTAGAGGGATTATTCGGCAGAAGTAGCAAAGGAAATAAGCTAAAGAGGAAGCTAGAGAAGGAGATTAGACTTTTTAATTACATACTAAAAAAAGTTAAAAAGGAGGGAAACAAATGGATAGAGAAGATTTAAGGTCTTTTAAATGGAATCAAAAGTGGATAAATGGAAGACTTGAATATATAGCAGATTACAAAAGTAGAATTAATAAGTTAAGTACAACACTAACAGACATGCCAAAAGGAAGTAGACAAGTTGAGGATAGAGAAGCAGAATTATTAAGTACTTTAATGGATAGTGTAAATGAGTTATTAGAAAAAATTAATCAGGAAAACAATAAACAAAAGGAAATAGTTAATCAATTGGATAAGGTGAAACAACCACATAAATTATTGTTAGAGAAAATTTACATAGAAGGGAAAAATTTAGTACAGGTTGCAAATGAGATGAATTATGATTATGTATATGTAAAAAAAATGCACAAAAAGGCATTAAATAAGTTTGATGAATTAGACACTAAAAGATACTGAAAAACACTGTCAAATTATGATATTATTATAATAGAGAGAAAAAGATATAAACTTTTGCAGAGCTATGTTCTAAGTTTTTAGAATGTGGCTCTATTTTATTAGATATTAAGATACTAGATAATTAATATAGTTCCATACTGGAACCTTCTTTTATTTGGTACAAGAGAATATTCTAGTTAAGTTCTCGTTAATATATTGGGGAATAGTGTAACTGGTAACACAAGAGACTTTGAACCTCTAGTTCTTAGTTCGAACCTGAGTTTCCCAGCCACGGTCATTATTGTGTGCATATCACAAACCGAAATACTTATATAAGTTGTAGGTATGCTTATATAAGTATTATGAAAACCTAAAATATGCAAGGCTTTTCTCTTTTGGCAATGCTAGATGAAAATTAGAAAGAGCGTTTTACTGTTTCGCGATAGCAAACAGCGTATTTAGTAATTTTTTACGGAAGAAAATTATAAATCTAGGTTATAGTGTAATACTCCATTCTAGCATAGGAGTTCCTAGTAAATAAAAGCAAACACTATGCAGTTATATATAAAAAGAATTGCCGATAAGGTCATTTATATAACTAAATGCAAATTGCTAGTTATATAGGTTGGTATTAATATTTGCAAGGGACAAAGTGGCTAATTGTCCAAACCAGTATATAATTGCATAGTATTTACTCTATATTATATAAAGCAGTATGAAATGATATATATAAGTTCAATAGTTATAGAACAGGGAGTTAGTCAACCACCCCGAAAGAAGTGTTAGGCACTTCGACTGTTATCAAATGACACGATAACAAGTGTAGGTTAGAGTCCTGCTGTATATCATTTCATAGTGTTTTATAAAAACAAAAGAGAGGTGTTGTATATGGATGAATTAACAGAAAGCCTTATAAAGCACTTGTGTCCGACCTGTTGTGGAGAATGTAATAAGGGGTTAGTAATAATAAAGACTAAAGATACTGTAGAATTACATTGCCCTGATTACCAACCAGATAAAGAAAAAATTAAAAGTTTGGCATACAAGGATAATAAGGTTAATATAACAGCACAGAGAAGTAAGGCAATTATGGACTTAAATATATAAAAAGGAGAAAAATATGAGAAAATGAACTAAACAATCTGCAGAAGATTATATCAAGAAATGTAAAGAAAAAGGTTTAAAATATTTGAGTGCAAAAGATTTCTTAAAAAATCACAGAACTATGCATTCTATTATAGGAGTTTAGCATGGAATTTAAAATAAATAATCATAAATGGAGAATAGAAGAAAAATCAAAGCAGGAATTAATAAATATGTATAATGAACAATATGAAGAAGCAGCATATTTTGTATTTGGATTAACACTTAGACCAAAACATTTAATATATATAAACAAAGAAATGTGCAAAGACCAAAAAATAAAAACATTGAAGCATGAATTGACACACTGCTATATATGGGAATATGGATTATATAATGTTCCTAACTTTAATGAAGAAATGGTATGTGATCTTGTGTCAAGTAGCAATGATTTTATAAATGAGGTAGTAAATCAATATCTAGGAATAGAACCATTATATTTATGTGATAAAGATAAAAATACAGAATGTAATAAAAAGTATTGTGGGAAAAAATGTAATTATACAACTAATATAGAATTTGCAAAAACAAAATAGAAAGAGAGGTAATCTTATATGACAGATGCACAAAAAAGATTTTGTGATGAGTATTTAATAGACCTTAATGCAACAAGAGCATATAAGGTTGCTTATCCTGGATGTAAAAAAGATGAAACGGCAAATGCAGCGTCAAGTAGACTGTTAAGAAATGTTAATGTTCAAGAATATATAACAGAAAAAATGAAAGAGAGAGAACAAAGAACTGAAGTAACTCAAGACAAAGTAATAAAAGAGTTAGCTAAAATAGCATTTATGGACATAAGAAAATTATATACAGAAAATGGACAATTAAAAAATGTAGCAGATATAGATAGTGAGACGGCAGGAGCAATATCATCATTGGAAACTTTAGAAGAATATGACGGCTATGGAGACAATAGAGAAAAAATAGGTGATACACAAAAGGTAAAGTTATTAGATAAAACAAAAGCTCTTGAACTTTTAGGAAAACACTTAGGAATGTTCAATGATGTAAATGTTAATATGAAAAATGCTGTACAAGTAGAGTTGATAGATGATGTTAGAGAATAAAGAAAGAATTAGTTTACAAGAGTTAGTTGGAAAAGGATACGCTACATTTTGGAATTTTAAAGGCGACGAAGTTATAATGATGGGTTCAAAAGGCAGTAAAAAATCAAAAACTATAGCACAAAGATGGATGAAACTCTTAAAACAATATCCTAGAGCTTGTTTATTAGCAATGAGAGATACAGCATTAACAATTAAAGACAGTGTATATGCAGACCTGGTATGGGCATCTAAAAAACTAAAAGTTTATGACGAATGGAAATTTACAACAAATCCATTATTAGCAGTAAATAAATACACAGGACAAAAAATATTTTTTAGAGGATTAGATGACTGGGAGAAGTTAGCATCAATAACAATAGATGACCCTAATCTAGTTTTATGTTGGCGGTTGGTTTGAGGAAGCTTTTGAAATAGATAAAAAAGACACTTATGATAAAGTAAAAATGTCTATAAGAGGTAAAATGCCAGAAGGATATTTTAATCAAACTGTTGCAAGTTTAAACCCTTGGAATGAACAGCATTTTATTGTAAAAGAATTAATAAGCAAACTAACACCAAACGAACAAATATTAATAGAAAAAGGCAAACAAGAACTAATAGTTGAAGATGAGCAAGAATTTGAATATCAAGGCAAAATGGTAAAAGAAAAAGTAAGCCAGCTATTAATGATAACAAATTATAAGTTAAATGAGTTTTTAGATGTTAAAGACTATGCAAGATATGAAAAAAAGAAAAAAGAAGATTATGAAGATTACAAAACATCAGGCTTAGGAATGCCTGGTGTAAGCAAAGGTTTAATATTTAGAAACTGGCATATAGAAGATACAGAGAAATATAAAAATACATTTGAATTAATTAGAAGAGGTTTGGACTTTGGATATAGTTCAGACCCTTCTGCTTTTTTACAATTTAATGTAGATTTAAAAGCAAAAAGAATTGTAGTTTTTGATGAATTTGGAGCTACAGAACTAACAAATGAAATGTTAGCAAATGAATTGAAAAGAAGAATAGAGCCATACGCATTAATAAAAGCTGATGCAGCAGAACCAAAAAGTATAGCAGAGTTAAACAACTTAGGAATAAATGCAATACCAGCACAAAAAGGTCCAGATAGTATATTACACGGAATTAAATGGCTAAAAGGATTTGAAATAATAGTAGACCCTAAATGCAAAGGGCTAATAAATGAATTAGGATTATATAGATGGAAAACAGACAAGCAAGATAATCCGTTAAATATACCAGAAGATAAAAACAACCATTATATTGATGCACTAAGATACGGTAGTGATGATTTATATTTAAGAAATTAGGAGGCAGTTAGATGGCAATAGAAAGTAGAATAATCAAAGAACTAATAACTCAATTTAATATGTCAGATGTAAAAAGAAAAATGCTAGAGGGTGAAAGATATTTTAGAGATAAAAATGATATATTAAAAAAAGATTTAAAGAGTTATACAGTGTTTGACCAAAACACTGGAAATAGAAAGAAAATTGTTAATGAGAATAAATCTGATGAGCATATACCTCATGGCTTTTATTGGAAGCAAGTAAATCAAAAAAAGACTTATGTATGTGGAAAACCTATAACTATAACATATAATGCCCCTATTAAAGGAGAAAAAGAGCAAGATACTAAAAATGCAGAAAAGAAGATAACTAATATGGTATGGAATGTATTAGGAACTAATTTTGAAAAGCTTATAAAGAACAGAGTAAAAGAGGCAAGTAATAAAGGTAGAGCTTGGTTACACCCTAATTACAGAAGGGGAAAATTAGTATTTGAAAAATATCCGTCAGAAGAATGTATTCCTATTTATGATAATGAAACACAAACATATTTAATAGCTTTTTTACATTTTTACACAATACAAGATTTAACAGGAGATAAGCCAGAAGACAGAACTTATGTTGAATATTGGGATGAGAACGAAGTTAAATATTTTATAGAAACAAAAGTAGGAGATACAACAGTATATTTAGAAGATGTTACACGCGAAAGACCAGAATGTCATTGGTATAGAGAAATATACGATAATACTTTAAATAATCTAAAAGGAGTAGAAAAACACAGTTGGGGCAAAGTACCGTTTATTGAAATAGAAAACAATGAAGAAAAAATGACAGACTTAGAACCTATAAAACCATTAATAGATGCCTACGATTTGATAAACAGCAATTTTGTAAACACAGTAGAGGATTTAAAGGAAATTATATGGTTAATCAATGGATATGGAGCAGAAGATTTACTAGCATTAATAGAAAATTTAAAGGTTAATGGAGTAGCAAGAACAAATGACACAGCAGGGAAAATAGATGCTAAATTATTGTCAATTCCATACGAAGCAAGACAAGCATTATTAAAAGGACTAAAAGAACTTATATATGAATTTGGTAGAGCAGTAGATACAAGTAATAAAGATTTAATTGGACAAGCTCCAAGTGGTGTTTCATTAGAATTTTTATACACAGATTTGGACATGAAAGCTGATGACTGTATAGGCGGACTTACAAGTGCTATACATGAAGTCTTATGGTATGTATTACAAGATTTGAAAATGCAAGGTAAAATACCACAAGAAATAAATGAATTTGACTTTAAAATAGAGTTTAATAAATCAAGAATATTTAATGAAAACGAAAAAATAGCAACTTTAAATAATGACACTATATTAAGTACAAAAACAAAACTTGAAAAACACCCACTTTGTGATGATGTAGAAATAGAATTGCAAAGAATAAAAGAAGAGCAACAAGAAAAACTACAAATGCAACAGGCAATATTTAAAAATGCAGGTGGATTTGAAGATAACCACGATAGCAAAGAATAGAGGTGGTTAAATGGCTAGAAAACCACTTGATTATTGGGAAAAAAGACAAACAGAATTAATGAAAAGATTAGAAAAAGGCACTGAAAAAACAATAAATTCATTAGTGCAATCTTATGAACAAACAACAAAGAACATAAATAAAGAAATAGTAAAGATATATAATAATTTTGCAAAAGATACAGGGTTAAGCAAAAAAACATTAACACAATTACTAAGTAGCAGAGAAACTGAACAATATTATAAAAATCTATTGCAAGTTATAAAAAACAATATAACAGATGAAAATATAAAGAAAAAACTACTTGCAAAATATAATGCACCAGCTTATTCATACAGAATTAGCAGATATGAACGATTACAACAGAATATAGATTTAGAATTAAAGAAATTAGCTAATCTAGAACAACAAACAACAGAGATTAGATATATAGATACAATAAAAGAAGGATACTATCACAATATATATAATGTTCAAAAAGCCATTGGAGTAGGTTTTAATTTTTCACAAATAGATGATAAAACAATAAATCTATTATTAAATGAAAAATGGACTGATAATGCGAATTTTTCTCAAAGAATATGGAAAAATAGTGAAAGACTAGGTAATTATTTAAGAACACAATTAACAGCAGATACAATGTCAGGAAAGTCAATACAAAAAATAGCTTCTGAATTATCTGATTTTATGAATGTTGGTTTATACAATGCCACTACATTAGTAAGAACAGAAGTAAATCATTTTGCAAACGAAGCGGAAATGCTATCCTATGAAGAATTAGACATAGAAAAATATAGATTTATAGCAACTTTAGATAATGTAACTTGTAAACATTGTACAGAATTAGATAATAAAGTATTTAATTTAAAAGACAGAAAAGCAGGAAAGAATTACCCACCTATACACCCAAACGACCGTTGTACAACAGTTGCGGTATTTGATGATGATGTAACAGAAGGATTACAAAGAAGAGCAAAAGATGAAAACGGAAATGGCATATTATTACCACAAAATATGAGCTATGAAGAATGGGCAATGCAATATGCTCCAGAAATATATAAGAAATATTTTGTTAATCCAAGTTTGCCAAAGATAAAGTCAGTCAAAGATAGCGTATTGGATAAACAATTAGGATTTTATGATGAGTCTAATAATTTGAAATTTATACCAAAAAGTAGTATAATATCTAATGTACATATAATTGCTGGGAATGGGACACAAACAGTATTTAGAAGTGCTAATAAGTATACACAAACATATGGTGGGAAAGCACAAGAATGGACCAAAAGAGTTGGAAAGATAGAAAGCAATAAGTATATATTTGATATACATTGGGTAGAGCATAATATATATGGAAAGTATGATTTTAAATTGAAAGGAAAAACACTAAAATGAAAGTAGGATATACAGGTGTGAGTTTTGGAATAGAAGGACTTACAAATGGAAAAATATATGATGTAATAGCAATAGAAGACAATATGCTAAGGATAATAGACGATAGTGGAGAAGATTATTTGTATTCAGCAACAATTCCTAGTTCACTGGAAGATAGTTCAAAATGTGGAAAATGGGAGATAATTGAGGATAATGAAAACAAATCATTATCCCAATTAATTAAATAAATATTTTTTGAAAAACAGGAGCTTATTTATAGCTCTTATTTTTATGCCCTAGACATGGCTTTAAACTGTCTATTTTTATTACTCATTTGCTTATGAGAATAAACAAAAAGCAACTTTTCGTACTGGTAGCACCAGAATAAAAAAGCTAGAAAGGTAGGACCAATTATGGAATGGTTAAAAGAATTATTAAAAAATGCAGGAGTAGAAAATGTGGATGAATTAGAAGGAAAGATATCTAAAGAATTACCTAAATATTTTAAACCTGCAAAAGAGTTTAACGAAATTAATGAAGAATTAAAAGTAGTTAAAGGGGAAAAGAAAACATTGGAGGATGACAAAAAGAAAGTTGAGGACGAGTATAACAACTTTAAAAAGGGCTCAATTAGTCAAGCTGATTATGAAGCTAAGAAAAAAGAAATTGAAGATAATTCACAGGCTGAAATAGAAAAAGTAAGACTAGAAAGCAAGATAGATTTAGCAATTAACAATGCTAAAGCTAGAAATGTTAAATCTGTAAAAGCAAATCTTGATTTAGACAAAATTAAATTAGATGGAGATAAGCTTTTAGGATTTGATGACCAAATAGAAGCATTAAAGAAAAGTGATGCATATCTATTTGAAATTGATAAAAGTATGAATAAAGGATTAGATGATAGTAATCCAAATAAAAGAAAAGAAGATGACGGAAGTTATGATGATGATGATTTAGATAATTTATCAGATGAAGAATTTTTCGCACTTCGAGAAAAAAATAATAAATAAGAAAGAAGGAATTAATTATGCCAAACAAAATATTAACATGCCAAAGAATAGCAAGAGAAGCATTACCAATGCTAGTAAATAACTTAGTAGTACCTGAGTTATTCTATACTGATTACAGTAAAGATTTTGTAAAAGAAGGAGATACAATTCAAGTTGAAAAACCAGCTCAATTTGAAGCAAAAGACTTTAAAGATGAAGTAACAATTCAAGAAATCAATCAAAAAAGTGTTCCAGTAGTAATGGACCATATAGCCGATGTATCAGTAGAAATTACATCAAAAGAGCTAACATTAGATAGAGTAGCTTTTAACGAAAAAATATTAACGCCTATGATGGAAGCAATCGCTGAAAAAATAAACAAAGAAGGTCTTGAAATGTATAAAAATGTTTATAAAACATTAGGCACAGCAGGAACAACACCTTCAACAATAGAAGTAATGGCAAATGCTAGAGGTCTATTAAATAAAGCTAAATCTCCAATGGGAAATAGATATGCCGTATGGGATCCAGACGCAGATGTAAAATTCTCTACAATAGATGCAATTTTACATGCTGAAAAATCTGGAAGTACACAAGCATTAAGAGAAGGTTCTATAGGTAGAGTACAAGGACTAGAAAACTTTATGTCTCAACAAGTTGCAGTTCATACAGCTGGAACATTTACAAAAGTTACAACACCAAAAGCAAATGCAAAAGCAAATAAAGGAAGTGACACAATAGTTCTTAAAGGTGGAGCTGCTTCTGAAACATTAGTTAAAGGAGATTTATTAACAGTAGATGGACAACAATATGTTGTTACAGAAGATGCAACAGCAGATACAGGAGTAATAACTGTAAAAGTATATCCATCAGTTGTAAAAGAAATTGCAGCAGATACAGAGGTAACATTTATAGATAAAACTTCTGGTGGTCACGTTGCTAATTTAGTGTTTAATAAATTAGCTTTTGCTTTCGTATCAAGAGCATTAGCATTGCCAGTAGATGGTAGAGACTCTTATGTAATTTCTTATAAAGGATTAAACTTAAGAGTTGTATACGGATATGATATGAAAACAAAGAAAAATATGCTATCTATTGATACTATTTATGGATTTGCACCATTATATCCATCATTAGCAGCAGTAGTACTAGGATAATAAAAGGCAGAGAAATCTGCCTTAATTTATTTATTAGGAGGAATGGAAAATGAAATGTCCTAAATGTGGCAATGAATTTTCTGAACCAATACTACCTTTACATATTGAAAGATGTATTGAAAAAGAAAAGACAGAACAAAAAAAAGAAACAAAAACTCCTAAAAAATAGGAGGTTACTATGGAATTATTAGATATAGTAAAAGAAAGACTTGATATTAAAGGTGAAAAACAAGACAAGAAAATACAAGGTTATATTGATGATATTACTAATAAAATAAAATCTATTTGTAATAGAATAGATTTACCACAAGAATTAGAGTATTTAGTTATTAGATATGCTATGAATTGTGTAGTGTTCTATAAAAATGGATATGGAGAAGGAAAGCAAGTTATATCTTCTATGACAGATGTTAATCAATCAGTATCTTTTAAAGATTTGGGAGCAGTTACGGCAGATGATGTAAATATGGATAAATACATAGAAAAAAATATGGATGAAATATCTATGTATGCGTATATGAGGTGGTAATTATGCAAATACCTAAAGTATTTAAACAAGCAATAGCTGATACATTCTATGACAAAGATATAGAGATATGGACATCTGGAACAATAAAAGATGATGAAGGCTCTGTAATTGGAAATGGAAAACTAGAAAAGATAGATAGTTTTAAAGGTAATTTTCAATTTTCTACAAGGGAGTATATTCAACAAGAGTATGGCAAAGAAATAGAAGCTAATGCAATAGTTACTTGTAACGAAACAAAAGCCGAAATAGGCAATATTCTTGTATATGACAATAAAGAATATACCATAAAAAGTTTGGTGCCTTCTGACAGCCATATAACTCTTTTAGTGGGTGATAACAATGGCTAGTATAGAAGGATTAGATGAATTACTTGCAACTCTATCTGGATTAGGTGGAAATGCAAAAGAAAGTTGCAGAAAAGGACTTGAAAGAGGAGCAAAGAAGATACAAAAAGATGCTAAATATTTAGCACCTGTAAAAACAGGACATCTTCGTAACTCAATAAAGACTAAATCACAAACAATACAAGATGGAGCAGAAGCACAAGTATTTTCAAATCTTGAATATGCACCATATGTTGAGTTTGGAACAGGTCAAAGAGGTTCTGAAAGCAATATAGATAGACCAGAAGGAATATCTTATAAAGCTGATTGGAAAGGTCAAGCAGCTCAACCATTTTTAACTCCTGCATATTTACATGCAAAGAATACAGGAGAAGTAGAACAAGAAGTAATTAAATCAATACAACAAGAAATTAGAAAGTTAGGTGGTAAATAATGATTAATCAAAAACCAATAGTATATAAAAAGTTAAGTGAATTAGAAGCAGAAAAGGAAGCAAAACAAGTATGTGAAGAAGGTTCACAAGATTGGTCAAAATTACCATGTGTAACTTATCTTGAATTACAAAATGAACCAGCAGAAGATGCTGATGACGAAGAATATTCAAGTGCATTAGCAATCAAAGCTGATGTTTGGGGAAACTCATCTAGTGAAGTGTCTAAATTAGCAATGCAAGTAGTTGCAAAAATGAAAGAAATAGGCTATGCAAGAACACTATTTTTAGATGTAGTAGACTTAAATAGTAAACAAAAGCATAAAACAATGCGTTTTGAGAAAGAAGAAATTTTATAAAAGGAGGGCTTAATTATGCCAAGAAAATATTTAAAAGGTTTTAGCAAATTTACAATGTTTCCTATTACAGAAAATACTTTAACAAAGTATATTGTAGGAGAAGGGGTAGCAATACCTTCTGCACAAAAATTATCTAAAGAAATAGACTCTAGTGAGGATAATATATATGCAGATGACGAGATTTGGGATGTTGAAAAAAGTATAAATGGAGAGAAATTCACATTAACTTTAAAAGAATTACCAAATGATTTAAGAGCCAAACTAGAAGGTGGTACTTATGATGAGACATCAAAGGAGTATAGTTTTAAAACAATAGATGATGCACCAGAATTTGGTTGTTCATATAGAGGTTTACTAGCAGATGGTACTTATCGTATGTTTAGACAATATAAAGCAAAAGTTACTAAAATAAAAATGGATTTAGAAACAAAAGGAAATGGAAACAATGGTTCAGTAGAGATTGAAGGTATGTTTATGCCTCGTTCTTGTGATAATAAATTATTCACAATAAAGGACACTGCTGCTGGAAATGCAGATTTAACCTGGTTGGATGAAATTCCATCTGTTCAACCTACAGAAGGAACTTAGAGAGTAGAAATACTCTCTTTCTTGATTTAAAGAAAGGAAAATGAATATGTCAAATGAAAATAAAAGTTTAGCAAAAAATGCTAAAATACATGGTGTAGAGATAAAAAAGATGCCTTGTGGCAAGTATTTTGAAGCTCTACAAACTTTAAAGAATTTGCCAGAGGACTTCATTAAAGAGTTATCTGACAATAAACAAGATTTTAAATTATCAGAGATGTTTACAATGGGAAATATTATGACATTAGTAACAAGATTACTTATAGTTATGCCTAATTTCACATTTGAATTTTTATCTAAATTAATGGAAATAGACAAAGAAATATTGAAAGATAAACTTACACCAAAACAAGTATTAGATATTATTCAAGAATTTTGGAGAATTAATGAATTAGAAAGTTTTTTCGACCAAATGAAGCCGATAATGAAGAAAGTAATCCTAATTGGCTTCAAAAAACAATAGCAATTTGTATAAAAATTGGAATAAGTAAAAGAGAATTTTTAGAAGATTATTATCCTAGTGAAATTCCTATCATAATGCAAGAATATGCAGATTTAAACAAACAAGCAGAAAAAACAGATGAAGAGGTTGGAGCAGAAGATTTTTAATGTCGAATTTTGTCGAAATAAAAAGCTTGAAACTTCATTTCTTTTGTTGTAAAATATTTGCAGGAGGGACAATATGGAGAAAAATAAAAATTTAAGAAATTGGAAATTATGGGTAGGAATAATTATAGTAATAGCACTTATAACTACAGTGTTGATTTTTACACAAAGAAATAATTTGACACCTGAAGAAACATTGAGCAAATTCATGTACTTAATTGAAAATAAAGAATATGAAAAAGCTAAAAAACTATGTAGTAATAATTTAGAAAATTTAGAAATAGTTTCTAATCTAAAACCTAGCAATTTATCTTTTACTTTTTCAAAAGATAAAAAAGATGCTACATGTATACTTTTAGAAGATGAGATTGAATTTACAACTATGAATGTAAAAATGAAAAACACAATTAAAGGATGGAAAATTGAAAGTTATAAAGTTTTAACTGATTTAGCTGATCCTCAAATTTTTGAAGATAGATTAAAAAATGGAGAGGAAATATCTGATATACAATTATTATATTGGGGAGAGTCAGATATTGCTAGTAAGGATGAAATTGCAGAATATGCAACAAATAATGGCATAGTAGCTCTAATTTTTGCAGAAACAATGAAAACCAAAAATTATAATAAAGCAAAAGAAATGTATGACGATACAAATGCAGGCGAGAAAGATTTAACAATTGAACAATTAAAACTGTATAATTGGGATAACTATAAGATCACAAATAATTTCAAAATATTAGAAGGACCTAAGGGGGATTTTACTACATCAACAGTACAATTAGATGATAAAGAATTATATATATATATAGCTGGAAAAAAAGTAATAACTGTAATGGAATTAAAAAAATAAATAAAATAGGAAAACACTTGCAAATGCAGGTGTTTTATTATGCTCGAAAGAAGGTGCGAAATGGCAAAAGAAACACAAATAGGGCAGTTAGTTATAGACTTAAAGATAAAAACAGAAGCACTTGAAAAAGGATTAGAAACTGCAAAGAAAAAGTTACAACAAATAGAAAACGAAAATAAAAATGTTCAAAACAGTAATAAAGAAATGGAAAACAGTTGGTTAGCGTTAGGGGTAACAGCAGGTTTGACATTTGCTAAAGTGGTTAGTGCAATAAAATCTGCAACAGATGAATACAAGGCACATACACAAGCAATGGAGGCTTTGAGCAATGTAGCTAGTTATACTGAAAACGACATGTCTGATTTTACAGAAATAATGAATAAGTATTCAACAGTTATGACACAAACAGACTTAGCTGATACAATAAAAAACTTTTCACTAATGGGTTTTACGGTAGAGCAGACAGACCAAATGATACAGGCATTAACTAATTCTGCCATAAGGAATAGAAATGCAAATTATACAGTATCACAGGCAGTTAAAGTTGCTTCAGATGGATATAAGCAAGGGCTTTCAACATTAAGTGATAGTGCTGGTGTTACAGAAAATTTAAGTGTAATGTTGGATAATTATGCAAAAAGCATTGGAAAAACCGCTAGCCAATTGACAGAAGCGGAAAAAAATCAAGCTTATTTGAACAGAACAATGTATGCAGCAGAACCATTTGCTGGTGCAATGGAAGGCTATATGGATAGTTTGGCAGGGAAACAAGGAGAGTATTCACAAGCACTAAGAGAAACACAAATTGCTTATGCAGAAGCTCTAGAACCGACGTTAAAAGATTTAACAGAGTTGAAAACAAATTTATTAAATGTTCTAACAAATTTAATAAGTAAAAACAATGAAGCTACAGTAGGAACAACAGCATTTATTGTGGCAATGACAGCAAGTATAGCAATAGTAGTAGCAGCTAAAAAGGTTAAAGACTTATACACAAAATCTGTAATAAAAGCTACAATTGCAGAACAAGGATTTACTGCAGCTTTGGCAGCAAACCCTCTAGGCTTATATGCAACAGCCATATCTCTAAGTGTTGGAGTTTTGGCGGCATATAAAACACACTTAGATGAAACAACTGAGGCACAAGCAAAATTAAATGAAGTTACTGATATTTATAATAAAATTCAAAACGGAACACTTGAAGCGACAGAAGAAAATATTATAAAAATGAAAGATAATCAAAAAGCAATAAGTGACCAACTAACAATGTATGTTTTAATAAGCAATACACAAAAACAGATAGAAGATTTGAAAAGTAAAGGCACAGAAACAATAGCATTGCCACACGGTGTAGTGGAAATGGACAAGGAAGGTGCGAAAATTGCAGCTTTGGAAGAAAACTTGAAAATATATAGAAGTGAACTTGAGAAATTAAAAAAAGCTAATGGTAATTTTGGAGACTCTTTTGATGAAGTTCATAAAAAATTATTACAAACTAATGAATACATAAATGAAGCAACTGTAGCTCAAAAAATAAACAAAGCATTGGATATAGAGTCTACAAAAACAAAACAGAAGGAAGCAGCACAGTTAAAAGCTAATGCAAATCAAATGCAAATTTACCTAGACACCGTAAAACAAGGGAATAAGAATACAACAGAATATCAAAATGCAGTTAAAAAATTAACAAAAGCATATCCAGAAGCGGCAAATGCAGAGGGAATAATAATTGACCAGGCTCAAGATTTTATAAATGCAGAACACCTAAAAGCAGACCAGGCGTGGAACAGTTCACAAGAAGTTATTAATTCTTATATTGAAATGCTTACAGCTGCACAAAACAGTGCAATAATTCAGCAGCAAGTAGCTGAATATGTAGGGGACTCTTGGGAAAATATTGCACCAAGGTTACAATCTGTTTTAAGTATTTTACAAACAATGGCTGGATATACACCAGAAAGCACACCTAATATTACTCCTTTAACTACTACCAAAAGCTCTAGCAGTTCTTCATATTCAAATAAAAGATTAGATAATTATAAAAAAGAAATTGAGCATAAGAAGGCATTAGATCAAATTACTATACAAGAAGAAATAAAAATGTATGAATATGCTTTGCGTAATTATGCTAAAACTTCTGATGAAAAAATGGAATTAAGAGAAAAAATATATGACTTAAATAAAGAATTGGCAAATAAAGAAAAAGAATTATTAGACCAGCAGACAGAAGATTATGAAAATTACATTCAAGATGTTAAAAATGCTAGAGGAGCAGCATATGACATAACAGAGCAAACCGCTGACTACAATAAAATAATACAATTACATAAAAGCTATTTAAGTCAAATAATGAAAGACGAGAGGCTATCTCTTGATGAAAGAAAAGAATTATATCGAGAAGAATTGAACACAATTCGTGATTATGAGCAAAAGAAACGTGATTTAAGAGTTGAGCAGATAGATAACACAGTAACACAATTAACTAATGCTATTACAAAGCAATTAGAAGAAATGCAAGCAAAAGACAAGGAAGCAATAGATAAGAATTTAGAAGAAGTCGAAAAGTGGAAAGAAGCTAGAATTAATGCTATAAATACTGAGTACGATGCAAGAATTGAAGCAATAGAAAAAGAATTAGAAGCATTAGACAAAGCAGAACAACAAAAATCGAGAGATGAAGAAGATGCAGAATATGAGAAGAAAAAGAAAAGATTAGAAGAACTAATTGCGTTTGAACATGATGCAACAACAAAAGCTAATTATCAAAAAGAATTAGATAAGTTAGTAGCAGAATATCAAAAGACATTGAATAGCAGAACTTTAGAAGATAAAAAAGAAGCTTTAAATGCACAAAAAGACTTGTTAAAAGAAGAACAAAATAATAATATTAATAAGGTTGAAGAAACAGCAGACAAACAAAAAGAAGTTTATGAACAGCAATTAAATGAGTTAGAAAAATATTATGATGAACAACAGAATATAGCACAAGACACAGCTGAAAAGATGCTTTTAAATACAGAACAAAATCAAGATAAAATTCTAAGTTTATTAAAAAGCTATGGAGATGCTTACGAAATAACAGGGCAAACTTTAGGAGAAAAACTTGCACAAGGCATTAATGAAGGACTTGTTAATAAAATAGAAAATATAATACAAAAAATACAAGACACTATAGATAATGGAATAAGAAATAAATTATCAGAGCTTGCCAGCAGTTCGTATAAATACGAAGAGGGAGCTAATAAACCTAAAACTCAAACAATTAATGTATATCAAACTAATAATATCGAACAAAATCCAGAAATGCCAAGTGAAACATATAGAAAATTAAAGAACATAGATGAACAATTAGCATCTAGTTTAGCAGGAATGTAGGTGATAAAATGCAAAAGTTAGAAGTAATTAATTTAGCTTTGAATGAAAGCGTTATATTCGATAGTGTAGGAAACTTAGAAGAAGATATACTTTTAAGTCACATTGAAGGATTAGGACATCCACGGAGCAACTTCACAAAAAAGTCAAGGCGTAAATCAAGATGGTTGTAATAGTGAAGATAGTTTACTAGATGCAAGAGTTATAAAATTAAATGTAACAATTAGAACTAAAAACAGATTAAAACTATACGAGTTAAGACGAAAAATAATGCGAATAATAAATCCTAAAACATATAATTCCCAAACAAATAAAAGAGGAGAATTATTGATTTATTATACAAATGACTATAAGAAATATAGAATATATGGAAAAGTAGAAGATAGTGCAGAATTTAATGATAGAAAAAATAATCATGACACTGCAACTATCTCTTTTTATTGTGAAGACCCTTACTGGCTTGACGAAGAAGGGCAAGATATTGATATAAAGTCTGTTTCAGGTGGATTAGTTTTTCCTCTTACACTTGCAACTATATTTTCTAATGTAAGTTTTTATAAAGAAATTGACAACTTAGGAGATGTTGAAGCACCAGTTCAAATAGAATACATAGGACCTGCTAGTAACCCTAAGATTACAAATGAAACAACAGGAGAATATATACAAGTTAATATGGATATTGAAGAAAAAGAAAAGTTAGTAATAGACACTAGAGAAGGAAAAGAAACAGTTAATCTTATAACGCCAAATGAAATAAAAGATGTATATAATAAGATAGACTTAAATTCCACATTTTTTAAATTAATAATAGGAAAGAACTTAATTAAGTATAGTTCTAACATTGAAGGAGCAAAAGACAAGGTAACTATAAAAGACTATACTAATAAGTACGTAGGTGTATAATGAATTGTATAGAAATAATAAATACTAACTTTGAATTACTAGGCATTATTACTAATTTTGAAAGCCTTATTTGCGTATGGAACTATTATGAATGCGGAACTTTTGAATTAACTATTAATAAAAACAAAGCAAATACTAATAAATTAAAAAAGGATAATATGTTAATAGTTAATAAAAGAGATGATAAAATTCTCTTAATAGATAAAGTAGTAATAGATACAAATAAAAACAGCAAAACAATGAAGGTAACAGGAACTTGTATAAAGGGTATTACAAAAAGAAGAATAGTTGCTACAAATGGATATGACAGAGTAGCAGAAACACAAGCAGAAAACATACAAAAACATTATCTAAAAAATCATTTAGTAGAAAGCTATTATGATAAAATAAGAACTCCTGAAAGAGATGTTACATGGCTAAAAATAGCAACTACTCAAAATAGGGGTATAAAAACAGTATGGCAAGCTAGATTAACTAATTTGCATGATGAATTAAAACATATTAGTGAAGATACAGGGCTAGGTTGGTATGGCTATTTAAGTAGAACAGAAAAATGCATTTATTTTGATAGCTTGAAAGGAACAGATAGGACTGTAAATCAAGTAGAGAACTCAAATACACATGAATTTTTGAAAACATTGACACACGAACAATTACAAGCATATACACATGAACAGTTGCAAGGAACAATAAAGCATCCATATATAATATTTAGTGAAAAAAAGAAGAATTTACTTGAAGGAAAGACGACTGATGATAATTCTAATTATAAAAATGTTGGATATGTAGCAGGTAAAGGAGAAAATGAAGATAGACTAATAACTGTTTTAGGAACTGCAACAGGGTTTGAAAGAAGAGAAGTCTTAATAGATTTAAACAATATAGATGACCCAGATGAGCTGAAAACAGAAGGACAAAAAAAATTAGATACATATAAAATAATTAAAAGTATAGAAGGAAAGGTATACCAAGTTCCAAATATGGAATGGGAAAAAGATTTCTTTTTAGGAGATGTAGTAACACTTGAAAGTGATGGAATTTATGAAGACAAACGAATAATTCAAGCAAAAGAAATATATGAAAGAAATAATAAAACAGTAGAACTAGGTTTTGGAGATAAAGTACCAAGCTTAGGAGAAGAAATAAAAAGAATAATTACAAGACCTATAAATTAGGTCTTATTTTATGGAAGGGAGAAAAGTATGGCAAGTATAACACTAAAAAGCTTTCCATTTGATAGTCAAAAGGTTTTAAATGAAGAAAGTAGTCAAATGGAAGATGATAGAACATATGAAGCAGAAGTTTTTAGAAAATACTTTGCAAAATTTTTAAGTAATGGGGTTTATTATGGACATTATAAAAATTATGGCGAAAACGGAATGAAAGTTACTGCAAATGGTGGTCTTAATATAAAAGTAAATGCAGGAGCTGGAATAATAGAAGGCGCAGACTTCGAAAATGAAGAAGACAAGATATTCACATTGGAAAGACCTACGAGTGGTAATAGAATTGATAGAGTAGTTGTAAAACTAGATAAAACACTAGCTATAAGAGAAACACAACTATATATAAAAGCAGGAAATGGAACAACTCCAGCAACACTACAAAGAGATGACAATATTTATGAAATTTGTTTAGCTGAAGTAACAGTAAAAAGTAATTCTAATATTGAAGTGGCTGATATAGTAGATAAAAGAACAAATTCAAGTTTATGTGGAATAGTTAATTCTTTAATCAGTGTTGATGGCGAAACATTGTATCAACAGTTTCAAAGTTATATAGATACTGTAACAGAAAATCTTGTAAGGAAAGACCAAGAAAATGTAACTATTACAGGAACATTTCAAGATAAAAATGGAGGAACTTCAAAAAACAACTTTACAGATGCTTATAAGAATAAATTAGATGGAATTGCTAACAATGCAAATAAAACAACAATAGAAAACGTATTAACTAGTACGTCTACGGCAAATGCTTTAAGTGCTGCACAAGGGAAAATATTAAAAGCCTTAATAGATGCAAAACAAAAAAGCATAACAAAAGGGACAACTACACCAACACGGTGGAAGTAACGGCGATATATATATACAATATTTTAATTAAGGTAGGTGAGTAAGATGGCAGCAGTAACAAGTGGAAGTGTTAGCACAAATACATATAAAAACTCATCTTTTTATTGTAATTGGCAAAGAGAAAGCTATAGTGAATCTGGAAACTATAGTGTAATAAATTGGCAAGCAGGTTTATATATTTCTCAGTCAGATGAATGGTATCTAAACGCAATCAAAATTAATAATCTTACCATTAACGGAGAGGCTGTAGCTAGTAATGTTGTAGTATCGAATAAGTCTGGAGCTGGTACTTACCAAATGGCTAGTGGGAAGTTGACAATATATCATAATAGTGATGGTTCAAAAACCTTTTCAATATCTATGGCATGTTGGTTGTATGGGGGACATGATTTAAGTGGTAGTGGAAGTTTTGAACTTCCGACTATTCCAAGATATGCAAGTTTTACGGAACATAACGTTAAAAGTACAGGATTAGATACAATAATAGTTCATTGGAATGCAAGTAGTAATTGTGATGCAGTTCAATATAGCCTAAACGGTGCTGCGTGGGTGTCTACTTCTGGGAACGATTATATAATTAGTGGATTAAATTATAATACACAATACTCTATTAAAACAAGAATACGAAGAGCTGATAGTCAATTGTGGACTGAAAGTGAAATTATTTATGGAACTACAAAAGATATTGCAAAAATGACAGTTGATAATTTTGAACATGGCAGTAGTATAAGTATAGTTATAACAAATCCATCGAACAGTTCGTTGAATTTAGTAATGAAAATAGGAAATACACAAATATTTAGTAAGAGTATTAGCACTGGAACAAATACAATTAATTTTAGTGATACAGAGTTAGATAGCATTTATAAATTATATGGTAGCAGTAATAAACTTACAGCTACTTTTATTTTAACGACAGCAAGTAAATATACAAATACTAAAACATGTACAATAACATTAAAACGGAAATCAAAAAGCAATAAGAAATAATGTAAGTGGAACGTGGAAAAGAGGGAAAATCTGGGCAAACATAAATGGAACATGGAAACGAGCAGTAGTCTGGGTTAATATTAGTGGAAGTTGGAGGAGGTGTATATAGATGTCAAATTATACAAAATACTATAATTTAAAGAAACCACTAAAAACAGAAAATTATGATGTAGATGTTGCCAATACTAATAATACTATTATTGATACAGTACTTTGGGGGAAAGTAGATAAAACACCTGGTAAAGGGCTTTCAGAGAATGATTTTACTAATAAATACAAACAAAAAATAGATATGCTACAAAAAATATATAGTTACAAAGGTTCTGTAGCTAGTCTTGCAAAATTAAATGAAATAACAGGTCAAAAAAGTGGAGATATATATAATGTTATTTCTGCAAATAAAGACTATGCTTGGAATGGAGAAGAATGGGGAGAACTTGGAACAGCAGTTGATTTAAGTGGACTTGCAACTACAGCCGATTTAGAAACAGCAAAAACAGTGGTAAAAAATGAATTAGAAACAGAAATAAATTCACATGTTGAACACAGATATATACTAGTTTTAACCGCAAATGTGGCAAAAGGAGGAACAATAACAATACCAGCTTATTACAAGGCTCGGAGCTAATACTCTAGATGTATTCTACATGGGAGAAAAGCTATTGTTAAGTTCTGATGATAGTGGAACAAATGGACATTATAGAGAAGTTGGAGAAGCAAATGCAGTATCTAATCAAATAAAACTTACAACGGACTGGGGTGCAGAAGCAAATGAATATTTTGAGTTTGTGATAAGGGGTGAGTATAGTGCTTAGTGCTTTTAGTAAATTTAAACAAATAATTAACAAAATAAATTCAAAAGAAACCGTTTTATGGACTGGGATTTCACAGGGAGGCAATTATATAAATGTAAATGTAAATGGTTATTCAAGGTTACGAGTAAAAGTTCGATTAAGTGGAATAATTGTTTTTGTTGAAGTAGATTTAACTGAAATAACAATTAATATAACTAAAGATTCTATTGTATATAACTATGGCAATGCAGTTTCTGCAGGAGCAATGGATGGAGAACAGTACTTAAATAAAGCTTCTATCGCTGTTAATAGTGATAAAACCAAAGTTATAGGATATAACTTTGGTTATGCTAGTTTAGCAAGCAACTGGAATTTTCAAAATAGAGATGGTTCTGGAAATAGTTGGGCTATCTTAGAAATTGTAGGAATAAAATAAGGAGGAGTAAATGATGGAAAAACGAGCAAACCGCCGAGGCTGTACACACACACACACACTTATATTTAGTCTAATGAAGAAAAGAGGTGTCAGAGTATGATACCTCAGTATGTTAAAGATAAAGAAACTAGTAATTTTGTAAAAAGCACAACGGGGATGTATGTAGATAATACCACTAAAAACATATTAAATACAAGGAAATATTTTTTGCCATTAAATTTTGGAATCGACTTTACAATAGGTTCTGTAACGATACCACAATACTCTAAACGGAATGCTGATGACTTACAATTCAAACGATGCTGCTTTAATAGCATTAGATTCCGTTGGAAATTTATACACAGCTTTTAGAAATGGTACCGACTGGAGGCATTGTAAAAAATGGGCAAAATAAGAAAGGATAAAAAGTATGGAAGATACAAATTTAGTAGAGCGACTAGTAAAAGTAGAGCAGAGCGATAAGTCTGCTCATCATAGGCTGGATGAACAAGAAAAGGATATTGATGAACTAAAAAAGACTTATGTAATAATGGAAAAGTTGGATTTTAGAATGGAAAATGTAGAGAAGAATGTTACTGGAATAAATACTAAATTAGAAGACGTTGAAAAAAGTAAAGGGAAAAAATGGGATAAACTAGTAGATTACATATTTTACTTTATTTTAGCTACGCTTTTAGGTTTTGTGGCAATAAAACTAGGATTAAAATAGAAAGGAAGTGAGAAAAATGGAAACTGTAAAGAAAATATCTAAATATGTATTAAACATATTAACAATAATAAGTGCATTACTTTTAGGAATTAATGCAGTTGAAGGTATTACAATACCTTACTGTGCACAAATAACAGGAGTTATAGCAGCAATAAATGGTGTTATATCAACATATTTGTTAGGTCAAAAAGCTATTAAAAAGGAGGAATAATTTTATGAACATAATTGAAAGAACATATAGTTTAAATGGAACATTAGAAAAAAGAGCGAAAACAGATAGCATATATCTTCATCATGCAGTATATAATGGACCTGTTGAAGATATAGATAGAATGCATAAAAATAGAGGCTGGACATGCATAGGGTATCATTTCTATGTAAGAAAAGACGGTTCTATTTATAGAGGCAGAAGAGAAGATACAATTGGAGCACATGCTTATGGTTATAATAGAACGAGTATAGGAATATGTGCTGAAGGAAATTTTGAGACAGATATTATGTCTGAGGCACAGAAGAAAGCTATAATTGAATTAATAATATATTTAAAAAATAAATATGCAATTACTAAAATTTTAAGGCATAAAGATGTAAACGCAACAGCTTGCCCAGGAAGGAATTATCCATACGAAGAAATAGTTGCTGGAGTAAATAAAACAGAGATAACAGAAAAAGATGACACAAAAGCTGATAATAGTTATTTAGTAAAAATAACTGCAAATTGCTTAAATATAAGAGCTGGTGCAGGAACTAATTATAAAATAAAAGGACAAATAACAGATAAAGGTACATATACAATTGTAGAAACACAAGGAAACTGGGGAAGACTAAAAAGTGGGGCAGGTTGGATTTGTTTAGATTATACTAACAAACAAGGTTCTAAAGTATATTATAAAGTAACTGCAAATAGTGGGCTATGGTTATTAGATTCAAATGGCAGAAAAATAAAAGCGTATACTAAAGACACAGAAGTAGAATATCTTGGAGAAGGTTATACAAAATATGGTTACAATTATATAAAAGTTAAAGTTAATGGAAATATAGGCTACATGGCTAAAACATACCTAAAATAGATATTTTAAAGACAACAAACTATATTAATTAAAAATAAAAACGGCTTAAAACGAAACCTCGTGTGTCAAATTTTAGGCTAAAAATCAACGTTTTTTCTGCCCAGTATACTTGACAAAGGTAAAAAGAAATGTTACAATAAATGTTACAAAAATATTTCAAAAATATTATATTTTTGAAACATTCATTTTTAGCATTGACATATAACAGAATATGTTGTATATAATAATTGAATGGAGGGGTTTATATGTATGCAAATTGGATGGATAAAATTAACACTGAAGTAACAGAGGAAGATATAAAACAATATGAGGAAGATAAAAAAAAGAGTTAAGTTCGACTTATTTCTAGATAAATATAAAAATTAGCTGTTATAATGACAGCTAATTTATTTTTTTATTTTTAGGTTTTAATTTATCCTTGAAATATTTTTCTTTTTTACACGCTTTTATATATTTCTCTTTCCAAATATTATATACATTTATTATATTCGTATAATATTTATCTTTATTGTCAACATTTATTAAGGAAATGTTAATATACAAATATGAAATTGCTTTGAAAAATTGTTGATGTAAAGAATTGTAAATACAGTTTTTATCAGCAACACCAGTTGTAATATACATACACATATATTCTAATTCGTTTAGGGTTTCATTAATCGTAAAACCCAAAGAACCATCTGGATCAGATTCTGTTAGTGTTTTAGTGAATTGTGAAAGTTCTTCATCAGAATACAATTCTTTTAACTCTTCAATATCAAAGTCTATAAACCTTGTGAATTTATTTCTTTTTATAATTTTATCCAATCCCAATGCTTTAAAGGTTACAGTAATAAAAGAAATATTATCAATAATATCGTGAGCGAATTTTTCTGCTAATACTATTGATTTTTCAGTTTTTTCTTTATTTTTTCTATTTCTATAATCTATATAAAAACCAACAACAGATAGTAAAGCAAATATTATTCCAATTATTTGTATATAATTTGCTTGTTTTGCTATTTCTAACGAAGCAATTTCAAAATCAGTCATAGTAGTATCACCTCAAATAAATATATACTACTATATCACATTTTACATAATTTGACAATATATGTTATAATAAATATAGACGAAAAAATTGAGTAGTCTAAAATAAAGGGAGAGCTAGTTACAGAGATGTAGCTAGCTTTTTAATTTTACATTTATAAGTAAATCTATAACCTGCGAAACTTCCATAACTTCCTTACTATTAATTCCATATTGGTCAATTTTTTTGTGCATTTCTGCTCTTAAAGTTTCTATATCCAATTCACTATAAAACAAGTCATCTACTTTAACGTCAAGAGCCTTAGCAATGCTATACATAGTTTTGAGTGATGGATTATATACTTTATTATTCTCTAATTCTGATAAATAAGAATAAGACAATCCAGTGTTTTTTACTAATCTATATAAAGTAATATTTTTACTTTTTCTAACATTTTTTATAACAAATACGAACATAAAATTACTCCTAATAATAGTATGTACTTATTTTAATCTAAATATTTATAAAAAACTAGACTTCGCCCTGAGCGAACTATTGAAAACAGCGAACTCTACAGAATTAAGACATTTAATTTGTCGAAAACTTCTTGAACTATATTATGTAACCCATTTGTCGAAAAGTTTTTCTTGACATCTTTAAAATCTGTTATATAATAAGCTCAAATAAAGAAAGAAACGCGTTTCTCTGATGAGGAGAAAAAAATATGGAAAAATTAATTGTGGCAGAAATATGTAATAATTTAAAGTGGTACGAGAAAATTGTTGTAAAACTGCTGAAGAAAATCTTCTATAAAGTATATAGAATGGGAATGATAAGTTATTTTAATTATGTCAATAAATAGTATGTTATTTCGACTTTAATAATGA